GAACATGGGGGTTGCGCCGTGGGATGTTATCGACACATGGCCCGCCGAGTTACAGGTGGGCTACCACCAAGGCAACGCGCTGAAGTACATCATGCGCGCGGGGGATAAAGGCGATGCGGTGCAAGACCTTCGCAAGGCAGAGCACTGTCTGGCGAAGTTGATTGAGGTACTGGAGGCGCACCGTGGCAACGCCTGAAGGCAAGGTGAAAGATAAGGTCAAGGCGATCTTGCAAGAGCGCGGGGCGTTGCTTTACTACTTCATGCCCGCGATGGGGTCGTTCGGTAAGGCCGGTATCCCTGATGTAATCGGGTGCATGGGGGGCCAGTTCATAGGCATCGAGGTTAAGGCCGATGCAAAGAAGAACCCGCCCACGCCGTTGCAACTGAAGAACCTAGCAGAGATACGCGCCGCTGGCGGGCACGCGCTAGTGATCGACGCGCACAACTTCGACGAGCTAGTAACCCTGCTTAACAACATAGAGGCAACCACATGAGACTCTGTTTTATAGACTACGAGACGTACTGGTCGGTTACGCACAGTCTGACCAAGATCAACCCCATTGCATACGTCATGCACCCCGATACGGAGGTCATAAGTATCGCTTATAAGTTCGGCACGGAAAAGACTGTGGTGCTGTTCGGCGAGGCCGCTATCAAGGACTGGTGCGACAGCGTGGACTGGTCGGATGTGCTGGTTGTAGGCCACAACTTGAGTGGGTTCGACGCTATGATTCATGCGTGGCGGTTCGGGGTTAACCCGAAGATGTGGGGTTGCACCCTCGCTATGGCCCGCCCCATATACCAGTCCACTGTCGGAGGCTCGCTCAAGAAAGTAGCATCCGCCCTTGGTATCGGCGAGAAGGGCGACTTGGAAGCAACCAACACGAAGGGCAAGCGGTTAGCTGACTTCTCTGCGGAGGAACTGGCGGCCATGTATGAGTACAACGCGCTGGATACGGAGCTCTGTGCGGGTATCTTCAATGCGCTGGCGCCCCTTACCTCAAAGATGGAGATGCGCCTCATAGATGCCACCGTGCGTATGCTGACGGAGCCGGTGTTCGACATGGACGTAGCCCTGCTAGAAGAGGCCCTCGTCGGAGAGCGGCGTAAGAAGCACGAGATGCTACTAGACCTTGCATCACTAACAGGTACGTATTCCACGGAGATAGATAATGACGACGGTGCGGCGGCGGCGGCAGAAGCCGTTAAGAAGATACTCGCCAGCGCGGTTAAGCTCTCCGCGCTACTTCGAGATTTGGGTGTGGAGCCGCCAGTCAAGCCCTCCCCGTCTGACCCGCAAAAGACTATTCCTGCACTCGCCAAGACCGACGAAGCGTTTATTGCCCTGCAAGATCACGACGACCCGCTTGTGGCTACGGCTGCACGCGCTAGACTCGGTGTCAAAAGCACTATTCTCGAATCCCGCATTGAGCGCTTCTTGGAGGTCTCTGGTGCTGTAGCAGGTAAGATGCCCGTGATGCTTCAGTACTACGCGGCGACGACAGGGCGTTGGGGAGGCGGTGGAGCCGGGACGAACCTTCAAAATCTGCCTCGGGTATCAGGCAAGCTAACGGACGTGCTAAGGAACAGTCTGAAGGCCCCGGCAGGGTACAAGGTTGTCGTAGTGGACTTGTCCGGTATTGAGCTACGGGTTAACCACTTCCTGTGGAAAGCGAAGTCCAGTGTTGCGTTGTATGAGGCTGATCCGGCTAACGCAGACCTATACAAAGACTTCGCTAGCAAACTGTATAGTGTGGACGTAGCGAGCGTTACCAAGGCTCAACGACAAGTAGGGAAGGTCGCCCACCTCGGCCTTGGCTTTGGAGCGGGTAGTAAGACGTTCAGGCGCGTCGCGAAGACTATGGGCGGGGTAATCATAACCGAGGACGAGTCTGCGGATGTAGTACAGAAGTGGCGCACGGCGTACCCCGAGATTAAGGCTGGATGGGCCTCGTGCCAGCGAGCACTTGTGCATATATACAACAAGCATAATGGGTACGAGATCGACCCGTGGGGTATGTGTACGACAGTCGAGGGGGGTATCAAAACGCCTGTTGGTATGATTCGCTACCCGCACCTAGAGTACGTCGAAGCGGATCGCGAGATGTTCTACGGCGAAGGGCGTAACCGGTCGCGCGTCTACGGCCCGCTGGTGGATGAAAACATCGTACAGCACCTCGCTCGGTGTATCATGGGCGAGCAGTTAATAACCATCAATAAACGGTACCAAGTCGCACACACGGTGCATGATGAGTTAGTATGTGTAGTGCCGGAAGCGGTAGCGGAAGAGTGTTTGCAGCACATGCTAAGCGTTATGCGCACCTCCCCGGCATGGTGGCCCGAGATCAAACTCTGGGCCGAAGGTGATATAGGCGACACGTACGGAGACGCAAAATAAATGAGCGGCATTACATGGTCATTCTCGGCATTGAAAGAGTACAAAACATGTGCTCGTAAGTACCACGCCAGTCGCGTGCTGAAGCTGTACCCCATGCAGGATACGGTTGCAACGCGCTACGGCAAAGAGGTGCACAGCGCCGCAGAGTACTATGTAAGAGACGGCACGCCAGTACCGAAAGGGCTGGAGTTCCTAGTGCCTACCCTAGACCGGCTGAAGGCTATCAAAGGGGAGAAGTTGTGCGAGTTAGAGATGGCGGTGAAGCACGATCTGACGGTGTGCGACTTCGCGGACGAGGGGCGATGGGTGCGGGGTATCGCTGACCTAGTTATACTAGATGGGTCTAACGCGTGGGTCATGGACTACAAGACAGGCTCCGCTAAGTACCCCGATAAGTCGCAGCTAGAGCTCATGGCTCTGCTCATATTTGCCCGTTACCCCGAGGTGCAGAGCGTGAAGGCCGCGCTGATATTCATCCATCACGCCACACTAGTGAAAGCCTCATACACCAGAAGCAAACAGGATATTATGTGGGCGAAGTGGAAAGACGATGTGTCCCTGCTGGAGGCATCGCATGTAGGAGATAAGTGGCCGCCCACTCAGAACGGGTTGTGCCGTAAGTGGTGCCCAGTTGAGCACTGTGAACATAGGGGATAGACCATGCCGTACAAGAACAAAGAAGACCGTAAGTACACCGAGATCGCTAAGGCGTACGACAGTAGCACCGAGATCAAAGCCCGGCGCGCGGCGCGTAACCGCGCGCGGTATCAGCTAGAGAAAGAAGGTCTGGTGCAGGTCGGCGACGGCAAGCAGGTAGATCACATTAAGCCGCTCAGTAAGGGCGGTAGCACTAAACGCAGCAACCTGCGCGCGGTATCTACGCACGCCAACGAATCGTTCGACCGCACCAGCTCTCATGCGGTAGCTGCACCCAAGCGAAAAAAGAAATAGTGGGTCGCGGTCCAAGTGCCGCGTTTCATTGTGGGAGTTGAAGCGTAGCGTTGCCCTAGTGCGCTCAACCGCCGGTACATGACTACCGGTAATAAACGGCACCAGCTAGTATGCACACACCTTTCGTGCGGGAGCTAGCGGACACCTCGGAAAGACGAGGAACTCATTCTTGCCCTCAAACTTCGGTTTGCGGGCGTTTTACTTCGAGGCTACGATGGAAATCATTGATAATAAAGCTGTAAAGTTTTGTGTAAAAGACTATAAGCGTATAACATCGGTCATCCCCAAGAGCAAGTACCTCGGGGAAAAGTCCCCCGGCGTGCATGAGGTGCTAGTCCACTTCGGCTTAGATGAGGCGCAGGTGCTGAAGAACCTCAAGCTAAAAGGCGTGCGCTCCCCCATCGCGTTCAACTACACATGGCCGGGCATGTACACACCGTTCGATCACCAGCGGGCGACAGCGGAGTTCCTCACCCTGCATAAGCGGTGCTACTGCCTCAACGAAGCGGGCACGGGTAAGACCGGCGCGGCGCTATGGGCTATTGACTACTTGATCCAGACCAAGAAGATCAAGCGGGCACTTGTAATCTGCCCAGTCTCCATCATGCGGGCGGCATGGGCGGCGGATGCGTTCAAATGCGTTATGCACCTGCGGGTAGAGATAGCGCACGGGACGAAAGCCCAACGCATGAAGGCCATAAATAGCGGGGCGGAGATAGTGATCTTGAACTACGACGGCGTGCCCACAGTTATCGAAGAGATGAAATCCCAGTTCGATCTAATCGTACTGGATGAGGCTACGTTTATTAAAACCGCCACGACACGGCGGTGGAAGTCGCTGGCTAAGGTGGTCACGACGGACACATGGTTGTGGCTTATGACCGGCACACCGGCGGCGCAGTCGCCGTTAGACGCATACGGCCTCGCTAAGTTGTGCACCCCTGCCCGTGTGCCCTCGTTCTTCGGGGCATGGCGGGATGCCACTATGGTTAAGGTCGGGTTGTTCCGTTGGATGCCGTCTCCTAAAGCCACAACACTTGTCAATAACGCTCTACAGCCCGCGATACGCTTCACTAAGGAAGAATGTCTTGACTTACCGGAGATGCTGTATCAAACTAGAGACGTTCCCTTATCCAAACAGCAGGAGAAGTTTTACAAGATGTTGAAGAGTAAGCTAACCGTTAACGCCGCAGGGGAGCAGATTACGGCAGTGCACGCTGCGTCAGCCCTTAATAAGCTGTTGCAGATATCGGCTGGTGCTGTATACTCGGATACTGGAGACATCGTTAAGTTCGATGCAGGCGAGCGGTTATCTGAGATGTTGAGCGTCATTCAGGAGAGTAGCCACAAGACTGTAGTGTTCGTACCGTTTCGCCACGCCATCGAGATCACCCGCAAGTACATAGAGGATGCAGGTATATCGGTTGAGTGCATATTCGGGGACGTGTCCATCAGCAAGCGCACGGATATTTTTAATCGGTTCCAGACTACGGACGACCCGAGGGTACTAGTTATCCAGCCACAGTCCGCAGCGCATGGGGTGACCCTAACGGCGGCCAGCACGATAATCTGGTTCGGCCCAACGGCTTCGCTAGAGACGTACCTGCAAGGAAACGCCCGGATACACCGGGCGGGGCAGTCCAACAAAACGCTAGTTGTGCGGCTTGTTGGGTCGCCGGTAGAGCGGAAAGTCTATGCCGCGCTAGACTCGAAAGAGCTGGACATGAAAAGGCTGATGCAGCTGTATGATGATGTAATTAAAGGAGACTAACATGGATGTGAATAAGTTGGTGTCGGTGTACGTTAAGATACGCGACCGCCGCGCTGCGATCAAAGCGGAGTTTGACACCGCGGATAAGGAACTGGTTGCTAAGCTCGACAACATCGAGCAAGCGATCCTAGAGGTGTGCAAAGACACCGGCGTAGAAAGTCTTCGGACTGAGGCGGGGACC